ACCCCCGGCAGGAAAAAGGGCCCCCTTCCCCTGTAAACCGATTTGCCTTGCAATTTTTTTGTATTCGTGAAACAATTCGTTCCATGAAAACAACCTGCTCCAAGTGCCACGGTCCGAATGACCGGCTACCCCAACGCTACTGCCGCGCGTGCCATGCTGCGTACGCCAGGGACAACCGACCACGGCACGCGGACCTTCCCGATGATCAGCGCCAGCGGTCCGTGGCCCGTGCTTATGCCAACGTGTACCAGCGCAGGGGAAAACTTCTTCCTGAACCCTGTGCCGTGTGCCAGGACCCTTCTGCCCAAAAGCATCATGACGACTACAGCAAACCGCTCCAAGTCACATGGCTTTGCCGAAAATGTCATCTGACCCTACACTCGGACGACAAAACTCTCCACGTGGAACAATCATGATCCCTGACGACATCGAAGCGGACCGCCTGCGCCTTGAGTACCGACTCGCACAACTTAACTCGCAAGAGAAGGCCAGGAGCAGCTTCCTGGACTTCGTGCGCTACGTCTGGCCAAACGCGATCCTTGGTGAGCACCACGCGATCATGGCCAAGGCCTTCGACCGCATTGCCGCTGGGTCCTTGAAGCGTTTGATCATCAACATGCCTCCCCGGCACACGAAGTCTGAATTCGCGTCCTATCTCCTGCCTGCGTACCTCATGGGCCGCGATCCAAGCACCAAGGCCATTGAAGCAACGCACAACAGCGAGCTCGCCGTGCGCTTTGGCCGCAAGGTCCGTGACCTGATGGACATGGACACTTACAAGGAGGTTTTTCCAGATGTGACCTTGAAGCAGGACTCAAAGGCTGCCGGCCGGTGGGACACGAACAAGGGCGGGGAATACTTTGCTGTTGGTGTGGGCGGTGCGATGACCGGTCGTGGTGCGAACGTCTTGATCATTGACGATCCGCACTCGGAGCAGGACGCGATGAGTGAGCTTGCTTTGGACAACGCCTGGGAGTGGTACATCTCTGGCCCGCGCACGCGTTTGCAACCAGGCGGTGCGATCGTGATCGTGATGACGCGCTGGGGGACGAAGGACCTGACAGCGCGCTTACTCAAGGCGCAAAAATCACGGAACGCGGACCAGTGGGAGGTGATTGAGTTTCCGGCCATCATGCCGAGCGGCAAACCCCTGTGGCCAGGCTTTTGGAAGATCGAAGAACTTGAGGGCGTCAAAGCCACTTTGTCGGTGCAAAAGTGGAACGCGATGTACCAGCAGCAGCCCACGAACGACGAGGGCGCGATCCTGAAAAGGGAGTGGTGGAAAGTCTGGCCGCATGACGATCCGCCTGTGGTGAACTACATCATCCAGTCCATGGACACGGCCTACTCCAAGAAAGAGACGGCTGACTTTTCCGTCATCACGACCTGGGGTGTGTTTTACCTGAACGAGGACTCGGGGGCGTCCATCATCTTGCTTGACGTCAAGCGCGGGAGGTGGGACTTCCCAGAGCTCAAGCGTATTGCGAAGGAGCAGTACGACCACTGGCAGCCGGACAACGTGCTGATTGAGGCGAAGGCCACGGGCACGCCGCTGCAGCAGGAACTGCGCAGGATGAGCATCCCTGTGACGATGTACTCGCCAGGAGGCCGCAGGTCGGGCACGGACAAGATCGCGCGGGCCAACGCCGTGGCCCCTGTGTTCGAGGCCGGGATGGTCTGGGCCCCGGACACGGAGTGGGCTGAGCTTCTTGTTGAAGAATGCGCGGCGTTCCCGAACGGCGACAACGACGACATGGTGGACAGCACGACCATGGCCATGGACAGATTCCGGCGCGGCAACTTCATCAGCCTGGCCACCGACGACAACGAGGAAGGTGAAAAGCGGGAGCTTGTGCCGGAGTACTATTGAGCCGTAAAATGTAGGCAACTTATTGGCAGGAACCGGTATGGCCCAGAGAATCTATTCAGCAGCCGAGATGAACGCCCCAGGGATTTCTCAGAAGACCCGGGACAACATGTTGAAGAACAACGCTGGGGTGCGTGCTTTCCAGGAGCAGCAGGCTAAGACAAGGGCCGATGCCGCTGCTCGCGAAAGAGCTGCAGCAGCGTTCCGGCAAAAACAGACAGATGACTTCAATGCCCGGCAGCAGGCATGGAGAAACGATTTCAACGCTCGGCAGCAGGCGCATCGAGACAGTCTTAAACCAGCTCGAACTACGCCGGCCCCAGCTTCAAGAACAACCTCCGCTCCTGTGATGCGTGGGACAACGCCTACCACGGCCATCAGCACTCCAAGGTCGACATCCGCTCCAGTGATGCGTGGAAACACGTCTGCCCCTTCAGTCTTTAGTGCCCCAAGGACAACGTCTGCCCCTGTGATGAGAGGCACAACGCCTACTTCGGCCGTCAGTGCCCCAAGAGCCACCTCTACCACTGTGATGAGGGGGAACACACCTGCCCCTTCGGTCTTCAGCGCTCCGAGGTCGACCTCCGCTCCAGTGATGAGAGGCACAACGCCTACTTCGGCCGTCAGCGCCCCAAGGTCGACGTCTGCCCCTGTGATGCGTGGAAACACGTCTGCCCCTTCAGTGTTTAGCGCCCCAAGGTCGACGTCTGCCCCTGTGATGAGAGGCGTGACATCTACTTCGGCCGCTCGCTCCCCAAGGGCCACATCTACCACTGTGATGAGGGGGAACACACCTGCCCCTTCAGTGTTCACTTCCTCAAGAACAACGTCTGCCCCTGTGATGCGTGGAACAACGACCAGCTCCAGGTCGACCTTTACTCCTGCGACGAATCGCAGTACGTTCAGGCCAAACCCACCTTTGTACAGCTCTGCCCCTGCTCCGATGTCACGGTTTGACCAGATGATGGCAAACCTGCCGACACCTGCGCGTCCAACCTTTAACGCGGACGCTTTCAGAAGCGACCTTGACGCCTACATCCAAGACACTATCGCCAACGCAAATAGCAACAACCCCGTAGGCGACTCAGGGCTTGGTGACACATCCGCCAGAGACGACCTGGCAAGCCTTGACCGACAAGACGCTGCGGACAATGCACGTGCAGATGCCGAAGCCGGTTTTGGAGATGGTGGTTTGGGCAATGACGGTCTCGGCGGCGGTTTAGGCAATGACGGTCTTGGCGGCGGTCTGGGCGATGGCGGTTTAGGCAATGACGGTCTTGGAGGTAGCGGATCAGCACGAGATGACTTAACCGCTCTTGGTGGCGGCTCTCCCGCACTCGGCGGAGGGGATGGATTCCCTGCACTTGGTAGTGGCGATGGTTTCCCCGCACTCGGCGGTAGCGGCTCTTCCGCATCTGGCGGCGCGTCAGCGGCAGAAGATTTTGCAGAACTTGACCGACAAGATGCTGCGGATAACGCACGTGCGGATGCCGAAGCTGGTTTTGGCGGTGACAGCAGTTTCCCTGCAATCGGCAGTGGTGGTGGTTTCCCAGCTCTAGGCAGTGGTGACGGCTTTCCTGCCCTTAGCGGATCAGCCGCAAGTGATCTTGCAGCTTTAACCCCTGGAGCTACTCTTCCCGGTCAGGTGAATGCCACGACCCCTGGAGCTACTCTTCCCGGTCAGGTGAATGCCACGACCCCTGGAGCTACTCTTCCCGGTCAGGTGAATGCCACGACCCCTGGAGCTACTCTTCCCGGTCAGGTGAATGCCACGACCCCTGGGGCTACTCTTCCTGGTCAGGTAAATGCCACGACCCCTGGAGCTACTCTTCCTGGTCAGGTAAATGCCACGACCCCTGGAGCTACTCTTCCTGGTCAGGTGAATGCGGACATGGCACCTCCAGTTGTAACGCCTCCACCGGTCGTTCCACCTGTGGTGACGCCTCCAGTTGTAACGCCTCCACCGGTCGTTCCACCTGTGGTGACGCCACCCGTGACGCCGCCGGTATCGCCTCCCCCACCACCCGTTCCTCCGGTCGTCCCGCCAGTGGTGACACCGCCCGTTGTTCCACCCGTTGTGACACCACCGGTCGTTCCACCTGTGGTGACGCCGCCAATCGCGACACCACCTGTTGTCACGCCAACGCCACCTACGGACGTCACCAACATTCCAATTCGGCTTCCAGTGACGCCGCCACCGTTCGCCCCTACAGTCATGCTGCCAAAGCAGCCGACGCCTGCGATGCCCACGTCGCCCCCACCAGGGTCCGTGGCCCCCGCACCATTCACCTTGTCCTCAGGCCCGAACGCCTTTGAAGACGAGGTGCTCAGGCGCGAGATGTCTTGGATCAACCCACCTGATATGCGCGGACCTTCCGGACTCATCCAGCCTGCGCCTCAAGGGAGCATGAGAAGAAGTGGAGGCTTGGACCCTCACACCTTGGGCAGCTACAAGAAGCTGTCAGGCGCTTTTGGCACGACGACCGACCGCATGGGCAATGTGGTCGCTGGCGCGACGCTGCCCACAGAGGACGAAATCAGAAGAGGTCAGCTGACCTCTCGGATCGCAGGCCAGAATGCACAGCTCTCAGACGTCCTTGGCACTCGCACCGATCGCCTTGGCAACGTAGTCGCGGCCCCGGCCATGCCTGCGTTCTTCAAGGACGGCGGAGAGGTCATGAACAGCGACTCGATTAACGAGTACCTGCAGCAGCAGATGAGCGGGGACCAGGACTCGAGCGCAGCCCTTTTTGACAATGCACAAAAGCTCCTGGCTGACGTTACACAAGCCAACCAGGTCGAGCCAATGCGCCGCCCCGTCAAGCGCACTTCACGGGGCTCGGGCGGTGAGTCGAAGACCGACAAGAACATGTCGCTCAAGATGCCTTCTTTGGCGGCATCTAAGGGCATGGCCTTCGCTCCGCCAAGCGCGCAAGAGGCAGCTGAGACCAAGAGCATGGGCACTGCCCGTGAGCAGATGGAAGAGCTTGCCCGCGTGTACCAGCTCAAGATCAACGCAGCGCGGAACAAGGCCCGTGGCCTGGGAGCTGATACCTTCGGCGCGCCTACCCTTGAAGGCCAGACCCTTGTCAAGAAGAGCTTGAGCAAGCGCAGCTTTGCCAAGGGCGGATTTGTCAGCGTGCTGGAAAAGGGCGACATGTCCAGCCCTGCTTACAGGGCTCAGCTTGAACGCGAGCAGGGCCTTGAAGGTTCGTACCCGGAGATGATTGCTGCACCTTTGGTTAAAAGTGCTGTGGGCGCAGCGCGCGCAGGACTTGACCGTTTCTTGGCTAGCCGTGCGCCGAAGAGGTTCACGGATTTGGAAAATGCTCGTCGGGATGCGGCGTTTAGGACATTGACGGAAAGGGAACGGGCGAAGTACCTCGGCTCTGGCCAGCTGCCCGATGATTTTGCGGAGCGGATGAAAAACGCATCGGCAATTGGTGAGAATGTGGGCAAGGCCCCATTCCCAACAGCCGTACCAAGCCCCGAGAAAAAACGGGCCAACTTGAAGGAGTACCTGGGCAAGACGGTACGTGACCCGTCTGCGCGCCGACTGCTGGTGGAGCTGGAAGCGCAAAACGAGCAGGCTCAGGAACCCGAATACCGCGCCAAGGGCTCGCCTGAGGAGGGCGAGGTCTCGCAAGCAGAGCGTGACGCCGCAAGCCGTCCAGCCTTTGTAACGCCCAAGTCCGGCATCGGCCGCAAGTCTTCTACAAAGGCGGGCGAGCTGGAAGCGGCTGCACTGCAGGGCATTTCTGAGACCCCATATAACCTCTTGGGCGCGCCGGTTGATTTGCTCACCATGGCCATGCGCCCGCTTGGCTACAACGTGGAAGCGCCGATGCTGGGCTCGGAGGACTTAAAGCGCCGCGCTACCAGGGCAGGCATCCGCCAGGAGCCGCCCAAGGAAGGCACAGCAGCTCGCGCCTTGTTCAATCTGGCTGAGATCGGCTCGAGCGCCGTGAACCCTGCAGCGCCTGTGCGTGCAGGTGTCAAGGCAGCCAAGGCCGTGGGCGACAAGGCCGCTGACGTGGCCAAGGACTTCCAAGAGTACAACCGCCAGCTAAACGTGCCTGGCGCGTCGTACGTTTCCCGTGCACCAGGCGGCTACTTCCCAACATCGCGCAGCACAGAAGGCGGCATCTTGTCCAACCTGGACAAGGCGTTTGACCCGATCCTCAAAGAAATCCGCAACATTGACGATCCTGAAAAGCGTCAGGCGTTGACCATGTTGTTCAACCAAAAGGCCAAGGACTTCTTCACCAAGCAGGCCGGCAGTGTTGACGACCCGTTGCGCAAAGACATTTTGTCTGGTGCGTTGAAGTTTGAGCGAAGCACGCCTATGGGGGATACCTTCCCGCAAGCTCTGCAAAAGGGCGTGGCGCAGGGTGACTTGGAATCCTTACGCCTGCTTGAGAAAGCGTATGACGAGATGCTAGGCATGCAGTCCACTGTCCCCCGACGCGTGGGTACTGACGAGGTTGAGGGAGTCATGCAGTCCCAGATCATGGCCAACATACAGGCCAACCTGGACAAAATCCCTGACGCCCAACTACTGGCTTACGCCGGTAGGAAGCCTGGTCAAGGCCCAACAGGCGTGGCCGATGTCGCTGCCCAGATACGCCAGAAGATCAAGGACAATCCGACGCTGTTCTCCACGGTCCTTGAACCACGGATCGCGGAAACATTGTTCGTCAACAGCCGCAACGTCTCAGACTCCGACATGGCGCGCTATCCCAGCCTGTACGGCTCCCCGGCTGTAGAAGCCATGGTGACGCCAGGTGGACGCCAGCCCGACTATGGCGAGGCCGTTGATGCCGGATATTTCTTGCCGGAGATGCAGGTAGCGATTGACAAGGGACAGCCTATCCAAGACATCCGCTCAGATTACGTGCGCATGCTAGGCTTGGGCCCCACCCAGATGCTGCGTCAAGCAGAACAAATGGACCCTGATGAGCTCAATCAAATGGGCTTTCCGGACTTTCTTAAGAAAGCGTATGCGAACACCCAGCAGGTGGACCGGTTTGAGAAATCAATCCCGCTGGTTAAGAAGGCTATTGAAGCAGGAAAGGTCCCGCCCGCAGACATCATGACCTTTGGCGTTAAAGACTTCCTGCCCGCAGGAGATGACTTTCGATGGGTTAAGGTAGTCAAGCCGGACGGCGTTCGCGCAATTGCCGCAGGCATGAACAACTCGGTGGCAGGTTATGCCAAGTCCACCACCTACGGCAGCCTGAAAAAGGGCCGTGCGGCGTTGGACAGTGGCGAGGCTGAGGTGTACTCGCTGTACGACAATAACAATGTGCCCCACGTCACGGTGGAGTATTTGACCGCCAAGCCCGGTGTCCCTGACGCAAAGAAAAACACCATTGCACAGCTCACCGGCAACGGTCCGTTGACCGCTAATGCCACTCCTGAAAATTATGCACCGCAGATAGTTGATTTGTTGAATAATCTACGTCCAAACAGCATGCCTCCTACCATTAAGAAATTGCTTGAAGACACGGGTCAGAAAGTGTTTTTAGATGAAGAGGTTTTGGCCCCTTTGTATTTTGGGGTGCCAATTCAAGCGCTGAGGTAGGCGGACGACAATCTTTTACGGCAACTTGACGCGCAATAAGGAACACACATGGCAATCGAAAAAGCAATGAACCAACTGCCCTCGCTTGAGGTGATCATCGGCGGCGGAGGCATCCCAGCGCCGCAGTCGGACATTGAGATCATCATCGAAGAGGATGGCGGAGCGATTGTTGAGATGGGCGAGAAGGATGCCGAGGAGGTTGACTTCTACGCCAACCTGGCCGAGGTCATTGAGCCGGACGTCTTGGCCCAAATCGGCATCGAAGTGTCCACTTTATTCGAGGCAGACAAGGGCTCGCGCTCCGATTGGGAGCAGATGTACGCCAAGGGCCTTGATCTGCTGGGCTTTCGCATGGAAGAGCGCACCAAACCCTTCCGTGGCGCGTCAGGCGCGACCCATCCAATGCTGACCGAGGCCATCATCCAGTTCCAGGCACAGGCCTTCAAGGAGCTCATGCCTGCTGGTGGCCCTGTTCGCAGCCAGATCATGGGCAAAGAGACGGTGGAAAAGTTCCAGCAAGCCGGTCGCGTGCAGGATTTCATGAACTACCAGATCACCACGGTGATGGAAGAGTACACACCGGAGTTTGACCAGCAGCTTTTCTACACTGGCTACGGTGGTTCGACCTTCAAGAAGGTCTACTACGACTACCAACTGGGCCGCATGGTGTCCAAACTGTGCCTGGCAGACGACGTTTACATCCCCTACAACGGCTCAAGCGTCGTGTCCCAATGCCCACGGCTCACGCACCGCATTGCGATGGACGCCAACGAGTACAAAAAGCGCGCTTTGGCCGGCGAATACCTCGATATTTTCTTGGACACGTACGCCACGCCTGCCGATGCGAGCCAAATCCAAGAAGCAGTCGACAAAATCACCGGCATTCAGCCCACTGATGACATCGGCGAGGTGTTTTTGCTCGAGCAACTGGTCGATTTGGACCTCAAAGGCTTTGAAGACAAGGACGAAGACGGCAATTTGACCGGCATCAAGCGCCCATACGTCGTCACACTGGCCGAAGACACGCTCAAGGTGGTCGGAATTCGTCGGAATTGGAAAGAAGACGACAAAAAATGCTGCCGCCGCAACTATTTTGTGCACTACGTGCTGGTCGAAGGGCCAGGAGCCTACGGTTTGGGCTTTGTACACCTGATTGGAGGCCTCAGCAAGTCCGCTACAAGCGCCCTGCGCCAGCTGACAGACGCCGGAACGCTGTCTAACCTGCCTGCAGGCTTCAAAGCCAAGGGAGCGCGGATCGCGGACGACTCTGATCCGATCCAACCAGGCGAATGGCGCGACATTGACGCTGGTGGCGCGGAACTTTCCTCGTCTTTGCTGCCGCTGCCGTACAAAGAGCCCAGCCAAGTGCTGTTTGCGCTGATGGGATTCTTGGTTGACTCTGGCAAACGCCTGTCCAGCACGGCCGACATGCAAGTTGGCGACGGCAACCAGTACGCGCAGGTCGGAACGACGCTGGCGCTGCTCGAGCGCGGCTCCATGGTCATGTCCAGCATCCACAAACGCCTGCACTATGCGCAGACGTTGGAGTTCCGCTTGCTGTTCGAGGGCTTCAGCCAGTATCTGCCCGACGAGTACCCCTACGACGTGCCTGGGGCCAGCCGCAAGATCAAGAAAAGGGATTTTGACTCGATGGTGTCGGTGCAGCCGGTGGCTGACCCCAACATCTTCAGCTCTGCCCAGCGCATCCAGCTCGCGCAGATGCAACTGCAGCTTGCACAGAGCGCCCCGAACATGCACAACATGTACGAGGCCTACTACCGCATGTATGCAGCGCTGAACGTCCGCGACATTGACGGCGTGCTGCTGCCGCAGAACACCAACACGCCTCGCGATCCAGCGTCAGAGAACAGCGACGTGCTCAACGGCATGAAGTTGAAGGCCTTTGCCGGCCAGCAGCACGACGCGCACATCGCATCGCACTTGATGATGGGTCTATCGCCTATTTTGCACGCCAACCCACTGGCCGCAACCGAGTTGCAAAAGCACATCCTCGAGCACGTGCGCCTGCGCGCGGAAGAGGACGTCGAAGCTGACCTGTTCAAGGCCTACGGCACCGATCCGGACCGTCTGGTCTCTGCCATCCAGAAGGAAGGCATGGTTGCCATTCGCATCGCAACGGGCCTCAAAGAGGTGCGCGACATGCAAGAGGCATTTGCAGGCGGCGAGGGCCCCGATCCGCTGGTGCAGCTCAAGGAGAAAGAGATTGCCCAGCGTGCGCAAGCCGACCAGGCACGCATTAACATCGATCAGCAACGCTTGGCGCTGGATCAGCAAAAATCGCAAGAGACCAACCAGATCAACCGGCAGAAGCTGCAATTGCAGCAGGCCAAACTCAACCAACCAGGAGGCCAATATGCCGCTTAAAAAAGGTTCCAGCCAAAAGACGATCAGCTCCAACATCGGAGAGATCGTTCGCGACTACAAGAAGGACGGCATGATCGGCACCAGCAAGCCAAAGAGCAAAGCTGCTGCCGTGAAGCAGGCCGCTGCGATCGCGTACGACAAAGCCGGCAAAACCAAGATGGCTAAGGGCGGTGCGGTGAAAACACCAAAAGGTGTGCAAGGCCCTGCAATGATTGTGAAGAAAAAGGACGGAAACCGTCCAGTTAAGATATACTGATTCGTGAGTGAGTGCTATCAGGCGGAGCCTTGTACCGTCTGCTTTTCATGGAAATCACCATGCTCGAATTTGCAGAAGCAGTTCTGAAGGAAATCAGGAAACTCCAGGATCAATCCAAGCAGATTGTCCTGAACGGAACCATCACAGACATGGAGCGTTACCGCTTCATGATGGGTCGCCTTGAGGGTTTGAGAATGGCCGAAGACTCCGTGAAAGACTTGCTCAAAAAGGTCACGGACGATGTCGACGATTTTCTCAAGTGAAAGGAAGACCATGGAAACCGCAGCAGTACCTGAAATCAACATGACCGCCCTGGAGCGTAAGTGGGCAGAGGAGGCAGCCAACAAGCAGCCGGTCCTCGAAGACGCTTACACCGAGCTCGGGTTTGACCCCGAGAAGCTCGACCAGTCGGTTATCGACACCATTCCAAAACCTACCGGATGGCGCATTGCCATCCTGCCCTATCGCGGCGCGGAAAAGACCAAAGGCGGCATCGTCTTGGCCGAGGAAACGCAGCGCAGGTCGCAGCTTGGCACTACGTGCGGCTACGTCTTGAAAGTGGGCGACTTGGCCTATGCCGACGAGAGCAAGTTTCCCGCCGGACCATGGTGCAAGCAAGGTGACTGGATCATCTTCGGCCGATATGCGGGTGCTCGCATCCCAATCGACGGCGGTGAGATTCGTTTGTTGAACGACGACGAAGTTTTGGCTGTCGTGAACAGTCCCGAAGACATTCTGCACATGTAAAGGAGCGATAGTATGAGTGATGACTTGCAATTTAAGATCGGTGAGGACGAAAGCCCTGCCACCGTCGCTATCGGTGAGGACGGCGCTGCTGAAGTGCTGGACAAGCCCGAAGCACCTCTTGTTGAGACGCCTCAGCAAACAGCCCAGGCCCCTGCCGCTGGCACTGAGCTCGATCAGTACAGCGATAGCGTCAAAAAGCGCATTGACAAACTGACCGCACGCCTGCGCGAGACCCAGCGCCGTGAGCAGGCAGCCTTGGAATATGCCAAGAGCGTGCAGGCCCGTGCCCAACAGCTCGAGCAGCAGTACATGACCGCTGACACCGAGCGCCTGGGCGAGGCCAACGGCCGCGTGCAGACGCAGGTAGTGGCGCTCAAGCAGATCATCCGCAAGGCCCGTGAAGAGGGCGACATTGACACCGAGACAGAAGCCCAGCAGCGCCTCACAGCCCTGACCCTGGAGCAAAGTCAGCTCGCCGTCGCCACCCAGGAGCGCGAGCGTCGGCAGCAGGAGTGGGACTACCAGCAGCAAGTTGCTGCCCAGCAGGCTACCCAGCAGCCTCAGGCTCCAGCGCAGCAACAAGTCGATCCTCGCGTCGAGGAATGGGCTGAGCGCAACCCCTGGTATGGCCGCGACACTGCCATGACCCACGCTGCGTGGGGCATTCATCGCCAGTTGATCCAAGTTGAGGGGTTTGACGGCAGCAGCGATGAGTATTATGATGAACTCGACAACCGCTTGAAGCAGGCCTTCCCCCAGAAACTGGGCGTAGTCCAAGAGCAAGCGCCAACTAACAGAGCCGCCAGGAACGTGCAAACGGTGGCACCTGCATCCCGATCATCGGGTATTAACAACGCACGCCGCACTGTCAAATTGACACCAAGTCAAGTTGCAATTGCCAAAAAGCTAGGTGTTCCTCTCGAGGAATACGCCAAGTACGTAAAGGAGTAAAACCATGTCAGACGTTAAAGTACCCGTACTCAATCGCAGTTCTCGCGGAACCGAATCCCGTGAGAAAGATGCGCGACGTAAGCCTTGGGCTCCTCCTTCGCGACTGGATGCGCCTCCCCCACCCATGGGATACAAGCACCGTTGGATTCGGGCTGAAGCCGGTGGTATGGACGACCGCACGAACATCTCCGGAAAGCTCCGCGAGGGGTATGAGCTGGTTCGTGGGGACGAGTACCCTGACTATCATGTTCCAACAGTAGAAGACGGCCGACATGCTGGCGTGATCAGCGTGGGAGGCCTGCTCCTTGCTCGCGTTCCTGTGGAAACTGTTGATGAGCGCAATGCGTATTACCGTAGTCGAGCGAACGACCAACTGCAAGCTGCCGACAATGAGCTGATGAAAGCGAATGCCCACAATAGCATGACCATTCAGCGGCCCACTCGACAGTCTCGCGTATCATTTGGCGGCTCTACCAAGAGCTGACAAAAATCACTTTTTGAAGGAAACATCAAATGGCAAACGTAAACAAGCCTTTTGGTCTGCGTCCTATCGGCAATCTGTCCGCTACTGGTGCCCAAAAACAGTACGGATACCTGATTAACGATAACCAGGCTGGGGCGATTTTCCAAGGCGACTTGGTAACCCTTGATAACGGTTACTTGGTCAAGTTCAACAACACCAACCACACGGTTGCCGTTGGCGTGTTCAATGGATGCAATTACATTGACCCCACCACAGGCAAGCCTACCTGGAAGAACTACTACCCTGGTTCTGTCAACATCACTTCCGGCCAGATCGTGGCTGACGTGATTGACGATCCAAGCCAGTTGTTCCTGATCCAGAGCGCAGGTACACCTACGCAGGCAAACATCGGTACCAATGCTGACATCACTGCCAGCACCACTGGTAGCACCACCACGGGCGTGTCCAACATGACCATGAGCGGTACTTTCACCGAGAACGCCGCTGCAAACCTGAAGGCTGTTGGTTTGTGGAACACACCGGACAATGAGATGGGCCAATACGCCGTTCTCGTTGTGATGATTAACGAGCACATGTACGGCAGCACTGGCACGCCGGGCTTTAGCACCTAAGGAGATCAATCATGGCAATTTCACGTGCACAACTGGTGAAAGAGCTTGAGCCAGGTCTCAATGCTCTGTTCGGTCTCGAGTACAAAAACTACGAGAACCAACACACGCAAATCTACTCCATCGAATCTTCGGACCGCGCGTTTGAAGAGGAAGTGATGGAATCGGGCTTCGGCGAAGCTCCTGTGAAGACCGAAGGCGCTGGCGTTGCATACGACCAGGCGCAAGAAGTCTACACTGCTCGCTACACCCACGAGACCATCGCCCTGGCGTTCTCGCTGACCGAAGAAGCCGTTGAGGACAACCTCTACGACCGTCTGTCGGCCCGCTACACCAAGGCTCTGGCTCGTTCAATGGCTCAAACCAAGCAGATCAAGGCTGCAGCTGTGCTGAACGGCGCTTTCACCACCTCTATCGGTGGCGACGGTGTTGCTCTGTGCTCGCTGAACCACCCCACTCTGGGCGGTCCTGACCTCGCCAACACTTTGGCCACACCTGCTGACTTGTCCGAGACCTCCTTGGAACAGTCTCTGATCGACATCCAAGCGTTCACCGATGAACGTGGTTTGAAGATCGCTGTGCAGGGCCTGAAGCTGATCATCCCCAAAGAGCTGCAGTTCACCGCTGACCGTATCATGAAGTCCACGCTGCGCGTCGGTACTGCTGATAACGACATCAACGCTCTGCGCAACATGGGCATGGTGCCTCAGGGCTACACCATCAACAACTTCCTGACCGATCCCGATGCGTACTTCATCAAGACAGACGCACCCAACGGCATGAAGATGTTCGAGCGTGTGTCCATGAAGACTGGTTTCGAAGGCGACTTCGACACCGGCAACGTCCGTTACAAGGCCCGTGAACGCTACAGCTTCGGCTTCAGCGACCCACGCGGCATGTTCGGTTCGCCAGGCGCAGCCTAAGCGAAAAGAGCCGGGAGTTCCCGGTCAAGAAAAAGGGGCTTCGGCCCCTTTTTCTTTTTGTCGATATGGGTTATATTGTGCCCATCCCGGATTTATTCGGTGTATCTGACAGCCCCGGGGCTGACGTCATGCAGACAGATACACCTCAACCGCATGAGGAATCAATCATGGCTTTGACCACCTTCTCCGGCCCAGTACGCTCGTTGAACGGCTTTATCGCTGGCGACGGCAGCACCATCACCAAAGTGCGCTCTGGCTCCGCTTCCCTAGATTTCGGCTCAATCAGCGCAGCTTCCCAGGCCAACCTGACCATCACCGTCACCGGCGCTGCCGTTGGCGACGAAGTCATCATGGCTCTGCCTGCTGCCCCTGCTGCCGGCCTCGTTTTCAACGCATTCGTCTCGGCTGCCAATACCGTGACCATCCGCGCGTCCAACATTTCTGGGTCTCCCGTGGACCCAGCTGCTGCGACCTATGGTGTGATCGTTATCGCTGCCTAACCAGGAGCTTTAAATGGCTGCCAGCAATATCCAGTCGGTACAGAAGACGGCAACCGCAAATGCCGTCTCCGGCCGCGCGCGTCTGCTGGGGGTTTACTTCACAAACACCGCCACCGCTTCTTCTGTTGTCCTCAAGGACGGCGGAGCCAGCGGCACAGCTCGTTTGTCGCTGCAGACCCCTGCTTCCGCAGGCTCACAGGACCTGATGATCCCTGACCAGGGCATCTTGTTCACGAGTGGCATTCACATCACTTTTGGCTCAGCAGACGTGACAAGCGTTACGCTGCTGTTCGAAGGCGGAGCGGCTGTCTAATGGCTTCCAAAGGCATGGGCATCAAAACCTCGGTGAAGAGCGGAAACTTCCGTGCCACCAAGGAAGGCGCAGGCATGACCAAAAAAGGCGTTGCGGCGTACCGCAAGGCCAACCCTGGAAGCAAACTGAAGACGGCGGTGACTACCAAGACACCGACGGCTGCAGAGGCAAAGCGCCGAGCATCGTACTGTGCGCGGTCCGAGGGCCAGATGAAGGATTTTCCTGAAGCTGCCAAAGACCCAAACAGCAGGCTCCGCCAAGCGCGAAAGCGTTGGAGGTGCTGAATCGTGGAGATGATGGTATGGAACGTCGTTTTGACAGCGATCGTGGGACTCATGGGATTTTTGCTTAAAAGCAAGTTCGATGAGCTGTCCCGGATCAGCATTTTGCTGAACCGGACCCGCGAAGAAGTTGCCAGGGACCACGTCACCCGTAGGGAAGTGGACGATCGGATTGAAAAACTGGTCAGCCACATGGATCAGAGGTTTAATCGACTCGAGCAAAAACTCGATGACATCCAAAAAGGACGGACGATATGAAAGCACCGATGAAAATGGTCAAAAAAGGCGGCAAATCAGTGCCTGCTTTTGCAGCTGACGGCGTTGGCAAGATGAAAAAAGGTGGCATGGCCATGAAGTCCGCTTCGGACAAAATGGGTCGTGCTGTTTCTCGTAAAACGGCCGACGTCAAGGGCCGTGCAATGAAAAAAGGAGCATGATCATGGCTGGAAGAGGAATGGGTTGCGCCACTCGTGGCGGCGGTGCTGTTGAAAGCGGCCCCAAAAATCGCGTCATGTCTGAGCCAAGCAAAAAGTCTGGCCCTGTGATGATGAAAAAGGGCGGCATGGCCAACAAAGGCGGCATGAATGAGCACAAGCGCATGGCCATGGGCAAGCCCGTTGGCAAAATGGGCGGTGGCATGATGACCAAGGCCTATAAAAAGGGCGGGGCAGTCTGCTAAATGGCCACTTCAGGCACTACCTCATTCAACCTGTCGATTGACGACTTGGTTGAGGAAGCATTTGAGCGATGCGGCATACGGGCGACCAGCGGGTATCAACTCTCGTCGGCCCGTCGCTCGCTCAATTTGCTTTTCCTTGACTGGGCCAATCGCGGGCTGAATCTGTGGACAATTGAACAAGCTACTTTTCCGTTGACCGCTGGCGTCAACGAGATTTCGTTGGACGAATCGGTTGTCAACGTGCTTGAGGCGGTCATTCGTCAGAACAACCAAGGCATCAACACTGATGTCTACATTGAGCGCATCAGTCGTGAGGACTGGCTCAATGTCCCTGACAAAACAACGCGGGCTCGGCCTGCGCAGTTTTACGTTCAGCGCACCAACGTTCCGAAGGTGTACTTCTACCCGGCGGCAGACCAGAACTACACGTTCGTCTACTACCGCATCCGTCGCATCCAGGACGCAGGCAACTACACCAACACGGCAGACGTGAACTTCCGCTTCTTGCCCTGTTTGGCGTCCGGCTTGGCGTACTACCTGTCCCTCAAGTTTGCTGCTGACCGCGCTGCGGCGCTCAAGGCAATCTATGAGGAAGACTTCCAGCGCGCTGCTCTGGAGGATCGCGACACCGCAAGCGTGCAATTCGTACCGGATTTGGGGGTATGACATGGCTTTTGCGACCGGCAAATTCTCTTATGGGCTGTGCGACTACTGTGGTCAGCGGTATCAGTACAACACCCTGCGCAAAAACTGGCGCGGCTTTATGGTGTGTCCAGACGATTACGAGCCGAAAGAGCCGCAACTCGAGCCCCTGCGCTACAGGGGCGATGCCATCGCCCTGCGCGATCCGCGTCCCGATCGCATCGAGCCTGTGTCCGTCTTTGTTGGCGCACCAGGCTTTACCGCTTTTCAAAGTTATGGCAGCGTGCGGGGCGGCACCAACATGCAGCCGTACGTACAAGACCAGGCGCTCATCGCGCAGGGTGTTGTCGGATCAGTGACTGTGAGCATCACATGAACTACAACGAACTTGTCACCAACATCCGCAACTACACCGAGGTAGGAAGCAATGTCTTTACCGAGCCGGTGATCAACACCTTCATCACGATGGCGGAGAACCAGATTCTCCGCGAGATCGACCTGGACGTGTTCAAGCTGGAAGTTACGGGCAACATGACTCAGGGCAACAAGTTCCTGACTGCCCCATCTGACCTGCTCACGCACCGTTACATGATCTTGACGGCCTCCAACGGGGACCAGATTTTCCTGGACTTCCGAGACACGTCCTTCATGAAGGAGTATTGGGCCAACGGTGCTACGCAAGGCACTCCCAAATACTATTCAGTGTGGGATCAGAACACTTTCTACATTGCACCCACGCCAAACCAGAATTACAGCGTGGAGCTGGGCTACATCTATCGTCCAGCGCAACTGTCTTCCACCAACCAGACCACCTGGATTAGCAACAACGCGCCTGAAGCGCTGTTGTACGCATGCCTGATCCAGGCTTACAGCTACACCAAGGGACCTGCGGAAATGATGCAGTATTTCCGCGCGGCCTACAAAGAGGCCATACAGGGCCTGGGCACTGAGCAGCAAGGTCGCCGTCGTCGTGACGAATATCGAGATGGTATGCTTCGTATTCCACTTAAGTCGGAGTCACCAGGGCCATGATT